CGACTCCGGTGCGGGGAGTCATCTTGGATTCTTGATCGGTTCTTGGTGTTTTCATAGTAAAATTATCTAACTCGACGTTTCAGAGAACTGCGTTCGCTGCGCTCTCTTCGCCTCTGAACTTTTTGTTATGCAAAGCAACCAGTTCAGCGGCCTTTTTTCTGTTGAATTTCTCGCCGTCGTTTGACCAGCATATGTTTAGCGAGCAACCATCGACCCATCCCCACGAGTTTCCTGACGTGCTGGTGTGCCGATTGGTGTGCATCGACAGCTTGGCACGCGTTGGGATTATCGGTTGATTGCAGCAGTCGATGCCAATCTGAGCATAACAAACCACTTCAGACAACGACCCTCGCTGTCCGGCTTCTGACATTTTATTTTGGTATGACATTTTTATTGGTTGGTTGAGGTTTTAAGCCTTCGACGGGTCGCGTCTGACCTCGTTGTTAGCCACTGCGCGTTTGAACGCATCGAGAACGGTGGAAACGTTTTCTGCTGATGTGTATTTCTTTTCGTGGTCCGTGAGTTGCGAGTAGACAGCATAGCCGTCGTGTAGTATCTCCGCGTGGCGTGCGGTCTCCTTTTCGAGTAGTTGGCACATTAGCTTGCCCGAACCGGGACCGGTATCAAATGCGCTGTCAGTTTTGGGTGTATCGCTCATTGTATTATATTTTCTGTTACGGTTGAAATTCGGAGGCTAACCAGTCGCTGCTGGCGAGGCGCATCATTCGCGGGTTTTTGAGGTGGGGTGGGAATAGTGCCGAACAAAGCGATTTGAGCCTACGGCTTGCGGCTCAATCCGCCGGGCTCGCATCAAATTCGGGCCGCCTCATCGAGTTCCTCCCCGTAGTCGTTGAGTCGCATCCACGCCTCTAGTGCTTGGCCTCCCGCCCAGTTGTCGAAGGTGCTTTGATCGGCCTTCCCGTTGACGGTAGCCTCTCTATCTATTCGCGCGACTTGCTCAGTTTCGTCGTAGTAGTCCACGACGTTGCCTCTATCATCGGCATAAAATTTAGAACCAGAGTTCTCAGAAAGTATACTGGGGAATTGGTCGATTACTTCACGCTGCGATCCGTAGCCGTTTGGGTCACATTGTGAGCATTGCGGGCAGAATACCTCATACCTCGATTCATCCCGGCGGTTTGGATAGTCTTTGACTTGGAGGGATCCCCCGCACTCGCAGCGTTGAGGCGGATCGAAGTCGAGGTAGTTTGAGCGATCGAGCCGAACCAGTCGCTTCTGGCGAGGCGCATCATTCGCGGGTTTCGGTGATTGCGGTATGGGCATCCAGTGAGATACAAACCTTGCTTTGACCGAAAGGAGATTCCCGGATGGCCTACTCGTTCGCCATTGGTCGCAAATCACATCATAGTAACAGTCGCACCATCGGGTGCCGCAAGACAGCCATATGTCTATCCTATCGTCCTTCGGTGCAGTTTCGATAGGATGCCACGGACACTTCAGTGCGTTTAATTCATAAGTCGCCGCTTCGACTAGGTTTCCGGTGATTGTCTCGTCATGTAGGACGCCGCCACATGACGCGCAGCGTTCTCGGTATGTCGCATCGACCTCGGAATCGCATGACATGCAATACCATCCGATAAACGAATGGAGCTTTTTGCACCTCGCTAGTAAGTCTTCCAGATTGGCCGAACCAGACGTTGAGCCAACAAGCCTAGGTTGCACGGCAGCGGGAGGGGTGGGATTATTGGGCATGATATTGGATGGGGCTGGGTTAGGGTTGTTTGGGCTCGCGGCTCAACTGGGTGTTCGTCATCGCTTCAGTTTCTTTGATTAACGCGGAGATTCCGCGCTTGGTCGCGTGATGGGTTTTGAGTTTGCGTAGGCACCATTCGAGTGCTTCCTTTCGACGTTCACTTTCCTCGATAATCGGTTCGAGGTCATCGGCTAGATTCTGGACCGTATCGCACCCGTCGGAGAGCGCGAACCACCTGTCGTCATAGTATTGCTCGCCCTGAGTCCGGCCCTCGCTGGGGATCAACCGGTTGCGAAATAAGGAAACCAGATTATGCAGACAATTCGATCCAGTCACGCCTTTGGAATTTTGAGTGTTATTCACGGTCGTTTTTCGGGGTGTGTTCATTGTTCGGCGCGAGGTCGTCGCTCGCGGGGTGCATGAGCTCCCACCATTCCACGCTCGTGAGCCATCGGACTGCTGCTCTATCTACGACGCAGGATTCCTTTCCTGACTTAGATGTAAGCACGTATCCGGTGATATGGTAGTCTCTGTCTTTGACGATGGAGTCTGTTTTCCGGTTGGTCAGCAAATCCACCGATTCGGACCGTTGTGCGGCGCGACGCCACGCTTCATTCACTGCCTCTTTTTGGGCGGCCGTAGCCGTCGCCCAGTTGCCTTTATTTGAGTCGCTCATAGCTGATCTCCGGTGTTCGGCCCTGATCGTTTTGCGAGATTACGGACCGCCAGGGCCCCCGGATCACACCCGCACATTGCCCATTCGTCGTTGAGCGTCCGTTTGGATCCCCGATACATGCCGCCTGCTTCCTGATCGCCCACCATGCCGGTATCCTCGCAGTCTGGGCAGCAAAGCGATGCAGACCGTTGTGCGGGTTCAGACTTCGCAATAGACGTGAGGGCTTCCCGTAGTCGGTCAGACATCCACTGTGCTTCTGAAAACGTCTTATACTCTGGCCCGACTGCGAAGGTCTGCACTCCGACACTGAACTCAGCTTGCCAGCCTCCTTTCCATTCAGATTTGACTGCTACGGAAAAGTGCGAACCAGCTGGTCGCGGCTTGGCGGTCGTGGGAGGGGTTTGGTTTGCGGGTATCATTGGTGGTCAATGTTTGGGAGGTGATTGTTGGCGGCGTTCATGGTAGAAGTTGTTAGGTGGATAGCGATATGCGGTTCATTCGGCGTTCTTCATGTCCGTCCGCTTCTCGGATGCGTGCCGCCTTTGCGAGAGCGACATTTGCTGCTCTCTCGTATTGTTCCGGAGTCGGGTAGCTTGCGATCATGCCGATGCTCACCTCGTCGTTGGCTTTGATTTCGGCCATGACCTTGCCGTCGCTCCTCACGATTCGCTTAGCGTTTCTTGGGTAGTCGTATTGTGCGTGAGTAAGCCAACCCTTGCAGAAGTCTCGCGTTTCAGTGAAGAGCTTTACCCACTTACTGGAGAAGTAGGATTCGATTGAGTATGTGTATTTCATGATTCAGTTAGGATTTCAGGTTCTGGGATCTCGTAATAATGAGATATGCGCCTAGGGTTCATAACCTCCCATTCGATACCGCTTCCGTCGTATCTCCTCGCGTCAGCTCTCGCACTTCGCCCATACCCAAATATTTGACATCATCGCATGGATGATAACGGCCGACATTCCCGGGCCTATCTGAGTCGAGATTTACTCCAATGTAATGACCGTGATCCTCTGCAATGATCCCAGCCTTACCGTAAACGACCACGCGCCGCCCGATCTCTGCCGGCACCTTGTAGAAACTGCGCACATACTCGAGGCTCACAGCACCACCCCCTCGAGATCATGCACGCCACCGAACACCTCGACGCCCTTATACTGATCAGGACTCTGGCGCCCAATTAGCCAAATGGCCCGCCCCAGACGCAGCTCCAGGTATGTCCTAGATTCCTCCGAATTCAACCATCCGTAGCTCTTAAAATTGCAAAAATACCACCCGCGAAATTCGCCGGCAATGCTCCACGTCTCGCAGCCGAGCCAATGCTCACTGCGGTGAAAAAGCCCGAAGAAATGGTGATCAACGCACCAACGGGAAAACCTAGGATCGGACAACCGTAGACCTTTAAGGCACCGCCAAACGGTGCGCTTGTAAATTGGGTATTTCATAGAAGTTATCATCCCCCCCCCCTACTGGGCAAAGTCGCCTCGTTAAAAAGGTCAGCGTGCTTTTTCTTCGCTTCCGCCGCTTTTTGGATTCTTTTCTCGCGCTCTCGCTTTTCATCGACCGTCAAAAAATGCACCATGTCGCAGAGATCCAATAACCGGCAGAGCAAAGGATCGGTCCGAATCTCGGAACTCTTCGACGAGCCACAAATCTGCGTCGCGCTTAAATTTGTCGTGCAAATTAGGGGCAATCCCTTTGCTCGCCGCATGTCTAAAAACCGGAAAAACCAGCCCATTGCCCAGTCCTCCTTTGACCGCACCACCGCCTCCTGTCCTAGATCGTCCAAAAAGAAAATATCGTAAGCCGCCTGCTTACGGATCCACGGCAGCGCCAAGTCCCTCCCAAAACTTTCCTGCTGCGCCAATTCATGAAACCAGTCCTGAGCCACAGCGTAATGCACGTCCCGACCGTCGACGACCATCAGCCGATACAACAACGCCATGATTGACCGAGTCTTCCCACGACCAGTCGGTCCAGCCGCAAGGAGCCCCTTCTTATTTTCGGGGTTCCATTTCAGCACCGCCTCGATCGAGTCTGGCGCCAGCAGCATGCTCGGATGATCCCAATCCGACGACAAATACTCATCACCCACGACATACTCAAATCGCGAATTTCGATCGGATCGCTTTGCGTCCTCAAGATACTTCCGTCCGACTTCATCGAGGTCCTGCTTCGGGGCATTCTTAAACTGTTCGATGCGCTCCTCCGACCAGCCATTGTATCGTAAACTAGCATGCATCGCATCCACGATATTGCCAATTGATACCGTGGCCTCTTTTCGTTCAAATCCTTCGTCGTCGTCCATCAAAATGTATTCCTTAATTTATCATCACCACCGAACGTAGATCGCCCGGGACCCCGTCTATTTTTGCAGGTCCGCAGGCATGCCTTCCAGTCTTTAACAGGCTTGCCTGCCCCGGACCCGATCCGCCAGCCGCACGACTCGTAATGGTCATACGACGCCTGCGCATCATTACGCACAAACCCCACCTCCTCGGAGTAAGCCATCCATTCCTCAAGCGATGGACGTGTCATCGGAGCAGCACGCCTGCTGGCCTTTGCGCTCTGCTTCGATCCAGCAATCACATACACGTCGAACAGTCCCACCTTAACCAAAGGTAGGGCGGCTAAAACATCATCATATGAGCATCCGACCGCAGCACGCCAATCGGCATCCGTCCAGCCGGACGCACCCACGATGGTATCACCACCAGCCCGCACCAAATACGAGACGCATCGCAGCCACGTGCCTACCGCTTGGCTCGACGCCAACGCAAACTCTGGCCGAGCCAGCACCGATAGTTCCAAGATATTCCTCAAGACTTTTCCTCCATAGATCCACCCCTACTCAACTCGCAGTAGCGTTTCAAAATATCGGTCGCATTATTCCAGTCCCACGAGACATCGACATAGTAGCCGGCCTCCGCACAGATCGCCATAAATGACCGCTGCTCCGCCGTTGGCTTATTCTTCCCGACCTTCAGCTCCAGGAGCATCGCGGGATAACGGCCCCGAGGAATCAAAAGGATCAAATCACAAACCCCGGCACGAACTCCCTGAGCCTTGAACCGGCACGCCTCGCGGAAGTTGCGCTTGCCCCCATTGGGGACATGGAACAGGAGACGCTCGTCCTTAATTCCAAGTCCCCGATGGGCAAGTGACCACCACTTGATGATCATGGTCTGGAGCTCGTCCTCGCGCATCAGAAATCAGAACGGCGGTTCTTCATCCTCATCGAGCGGCAGCGCGGGCGGCGCACCAGCGCTATCCGGTTCCTCCTCTTTGCGAGCAGGCCGATCCTCGTAATCCTTCTTCTCGAGCTTAAGCTCTGCGCCTGCCTCGTCCAGCGCAGCACGAAATGCCACATCCGAATCGCTGATATTGCCCCTGTATGGCCGAGGCTCATACTTAGAGAACCAAAATTCCAGCGAACCCTTCACCATATCGCCGAGCGCTTGACCCGCCTGCTTTTTGATGAAAACCGGAACGACGAACGCCCTCCAGCCCGTATAGGATTTGCCACCACCTCCGCCAGAGCCACCACCTGGCACCCCCGACTTTAACGCGTCCCTGATTTCGGTCAGTAAACTGATTACTTTGTCTGCTTTTTCATCTGTCATTCTTTTTGGATTTTGATTGTTGATTGATTGAACACCGATGCACACCGCCGAGCGTTTCGGACGGCTGAAGCGCGATCGCCAAATGATCTGGAGGATACGGCAATGTAAGTGCTACGACACAAGGCATGCCACTCGTAGCGAGCATCCCCACGCCTGTGGATGATTACAGAGACGACACTGGGAGATTTGCCTGCCATTAGGACTGTTCTCCATCAAGCCGCTCCTCGACCTTGCGACGATGCCACGCCGGAATATGTAGCATCTGCACGCCGCCAAGCGAGCCAGGCCAAACACCTGTCTGGTAGCACTTGGTCACCTGCTCGATCGCATCAACCGACTCCCGGAAACCAAGCGTGATATCTTCCTGAGAAGCCTCATAAAGTTGAGCGGCAAATGGCTCCCCTTTTTCTGCGGCCGCAAAGAAAAACCGCAGCCCATCGACTGGACGCTCCTCGGCTGGGAGGATCTCACTGATCACCGCGGTATAGAGGCCAGCCTGCCGATAATAACCGAGCTTAGAAAACTGAGAATTGAACGACGAAAACGACGAATCCGAGAGACTAACGCAGGACTTCAGATCCACGATGCACGCAGTATCACAAATGCCGGAAATCCCGTTAGGGCACCAAACATCGGTGCGCACCTGCACCACAATACCATTGCCGTAATCCTTGCGCCAAGTGATCTGGGATTCGCCGGCGTTAAGCGCTGCCCAGACTTCGGGACTCGACCGCAAAGTCTCCTCCAAACGAGCGATCTCCGCCCACTCGACTTGGGAGAGGATACAACGGTCCTGCGCGATCGCGGCGAAATCGTCCCACCATAACATCGCGTCAATCGATTTCTGGGCTGGCTTCGCCGCGGCACGCTGAACTGACGTCGGCACCTTTGGGGCGTTCACCGGGACCACGATGAATTCACGATGGAAAACAGCCGGACCCTCTAAAATCCACGCGTCAACCGCACGCCCGACGCGTAAAGGACGAGTCTCCTCCTGCTTGATGAGCTTTGCTACATGCTTACGCCAGAAGTAGAGCGGTCGCTCGCTGAAATTCTTCAGCTTGGAATTACTGAGAGCATCAGCTGCGTGGTAGACGTCGGCAGGCTCGTCCTTGATCTTTCCGAACTGCATCGGACCTTCGACGTATGGAGTAATGTCACTCATGGCTTAAACGCGCCCCCAACGTGCATCCTTCTCCGAGTCAGTCGTAGGGATTTGATTATCGGTGCGAAGCATCAGGACCGGCGTCTTGGTTTTCACCCAGCACTCGGCATCCTTAAAGTGCTTTGCTGCGACGTTCTCCATTGCCTCACCGATCGTGAGGGCAGGGTGCAAACGGCCACGCTTGCTGGCGTTATAATCGTAGGCGGCACGGTGAATCCGCTCAACCGTAGTGACTGGACTTTCGCTCTCGGGAATCTGCGCAACCCACGCGACGAACTCAGCATCGGCGGGAAGACGATTATCGGGATCCGAGACGAGACAGCACCACTGTTTTTTGATGGGCGGTGGCTTCTCCTCATCAGACTCGGGCTGGATAACAGCCTGCATTTCTTCGATGATTTGGCGAAGAACCTCGGGGGCGACTTCGTTACGCTTGATGATTTCAGCGACTTGATTGATGTCAATTTTGGGCATAATATTTGGGGGTGATTAAAGGTTAAAGTTCGCTGGCGCTGCTCAGAATGCGCAAAATCAGCAGCTGTAGCCGACGCACGGAACTATCGCGCACTTCTATGGCCGCTGAGTCCTTCAATTCGGGGATAGGGACGAGGCGCAGAGCATCGGCGTAGGCTTCAAGCTTCTTCTTGTCGGGAGCCATCGCAGCCGCATGAGCAGCCGCAGCCACAGCCGCATCCTTGTCGGCTTTTTCCTTGGCGACACGAGCAGCCTCGGCGTCCACCGCATCCTTGTCGGCCTTGGCTTTCGCCTCCAACTCTTCGCGCTTTTTGCGTTCGACTTCAGCTGCAGCCAAAGCCTCCGCTTTCTCTTTTTCGATACGATCGCGCTCCACCTTGGCTGCAGCGTCCCGCTTTTCCTGTTCGGCTTTCGCCTCTGCGTCCTTTCGATCCTGCTCGGCCTTGGCTGCGGCATCTTTGCGATCCTGCTCTTTTTTCGCTGCGGCATCCTTCTCCGCCTGTTTAGCAGCGAGACGATCGGCCTCCTCCTTGGCTTCCTTGGCAACCCGAACAGCCTCCGATTCTGCCGCCGCCTTCTCCTTACGGAGCCGTTCGTTCTCGGCGTCTCGTTCGGCTTTTTCCGCTGCATCTTTCGCCACCCGCGCAGCCTCGTCCTCCTTGGCCTTTTTTTCGGCAGCGAAACGATCGTCCTCGGCTTTCTTCGAGGCAGCAGTGAGGTCGTCCTGGAACTTCTTCACTGCGGCAATTTTCGCGACCTTATGCGCCTCGAGGCCGTCAAGATATTCCTGAAACACCTCGGCGGTCATTTCCTCCAGCACTATAAAACGGGTATTTACATCATAGGGAGCCACCAGAGCGTCACGCTGCAGACGCAGCTCAACCTTGGCCTTTTCCGCGGCAACCTCTCGAGCGTTCTCAATCTCGGCCAGCCTTTCCTCCACCGGCTTAACCATGAGGAGGAACAGATTATTGACCCCATCAACCGCTCGGCTGAACCGCAAAGCGTCAGTCTTGAGACTCTTAAGCTTCTTTCCGGCGAGACCCCGAGCAGTCCGCAGCTCCAGCCGCAATAACCGCGCCATCTTAGCATTAGTGCCGTCCGGCACATCACCGGCGCTTTCAATTAACGCTTCGGCTTTTTTGACCAAATCCGACGCCAACAGGTAGTGCGGACTAAACGCGGACAGGATCTCCGTTGCCGAACCTCCAGCCACTCCCTCGTTCTTCACCACAAGAGCCAGCTCGATCGGAGCATCAACCACCTCGACATCGATATCGATAGCTTGAATAGAAGTATCGTTAGTCATCTTATTTACCCTCCTTCTTCAAGCTAGGAATCATCGCGGCCAATTTGACCAACGCCGAAGCCGGCAGATCCCAGAACAGATCCGAACTCCCGTCGGGAACCAGATGCGAGCGCTGCGCCAATGCGTAGAGCTGCGCCTCGGTGGTCACATCATCGAGGATAGCACCCTCCAACGCGTCCTGCGCCTCCTTCTTCTGCACCTCCGTCACCGCCACAGCCTGTTTCTCTGGCTCTGGGCCAGATTCCTCCTCCTCGCCGTAATATGGCGCCAGAGCAGCCCCAAGACCAGCTGCCGGATCCAGCATCATGCGCTCAGGTGTCACATTGACCATGCCGTTACTTTCGTCGTCCAGCGCGATCGCATCCCGAAACTCAGGCGAAAGCGGTAGCCACTTCGATAGGCGCCGAAATGCGGTCTTCTTCCCCATCTCGTCTGAATCAGTCACCCAAGGCCCAGATTGGCCCGAAGCCGACCGCGCGCGGATAGCCTGCACCTGATCAAAGGACATGACCTCGGCCTTCTGGCTCCCATCCTTAAAGCGGGCCTGAGCATAAAAGCCCAACCGCGCCCCTTGCTTTCCGGGCTTGGCTGCGTCGGTGCGCAACCAATGCGGCAAATGATTAGTGACCTCACCCGAACTGTAGACAAACAAATCACCCGCATAGATGACGTCAGCATGCAGATTGCTCACCATCCCGGAGCGCATGGCCAGCTCCGCTAACCCCTTCCAGTCGATGATGAGCTGGCAATCGCAAACCTCGCGGCCCGCAGCCAACGACATCTTCGAGTTTTTGAACGGGATCAGATGCGCCTGACGGCCGTCTGGCTCAAGGCCAAGAGCCGAAAGCTGGAGCAGAGCCATGAAAAACGACTTCTGGTGACACAGCGCCAGCTTTGGCGTCTTGGTCATCGCGGTAATGGCGACGCGAATGAATCGCTCTTGAGAGAGATGCTTTGGCAGCGCATTAGCCACCTGCTCGGCAAACTGCGGTCCCTCCAGCATTTGCCTCAAAGTCGGTGGGGCGGATTTCTTTGCGTTAGTGATGGCGGCAGAGCCGTCCGTTTTATCGTTTGTTTTGGTCATGATGAAAATCAACGCTGTCTGAGGCGCAGCTTGCCGGCCTTACAATCGGCCACTTCCTGGTCCATGATGAGGTCTAATTCCTCGACGCTGTAGATGTTTTGTGCACGTTCCTGCGCCTTGATTTCAGGCCGCAATTTATTCCGCAATGCCCAGCTTCGGAAGTTTTCGCGCCCCATACCGCAGTAGGTCGCAGCCTGCGCATCCGATCGGATAACCCGCCCCACAAACCCGATCTTGAGAACCCGTGGAAGCGAAGATAGGACTTCAGTGGATGAACCCATTATTAGCCCTTCTTTTCCAATATTTTACGCAATTTGATGTCTTCAATTACGCGTTCAGGTAGGGGGATACCCCTAGTGGCCACTTGTGCTCCTAGCTGAGCAACTAGGGTCTTTACCCCACGCTCCATCGATAAACGGGAGATGTCGGAAAAACTGAGCCCAAACTTGGACGCCGCCGCCTCCAATTCTTTTTTTAAATCGACCGGAAACCTTATCGGAACCGCAATCATCGGACTCGAATTTTTAGGCACGCCGAAGAATTGTGGAAATACTTACACAAGTCAAGCCCGTGTATTCTAAAATAATCATTTTAGTTGCGATTCGTATATCTTCCGAATACCCCATATTTACCCATTTAAACCGTCGTGAACACCCACAAAACTGCCACAAAACGGACACCGACATCCCGAAGCGGAACGATCCCCATCGCCCACATCGAGGGACGAAAAAAGCCGTGGCAACTCACCCTCACAATCAACGGCCGTCGCCAGCGTCCAGGATTCGAGACGGAGAAAAAAGCCCTCACCGCATGGCGCAATCACTGCCGAGTCCTAAACGCTTACGGATCTGGCGCTGCCGAGTCACTCATGCAACCAGACGTGCTCGCTGACCTCGATCAAGCACGCCGACTCCTGCAGCCGACCGGAGCAACCCTCACAGATGCCGCAACCTACTACCTCGACAATTACTCCAACTCCAAGGTGACCATCGATGACGCTCGGCAACTTTTCATCGGCATCAAGCGTAGCCTCAACCGAGAATGGCGCACGGTAGACTCTCTCAACTCCGTGATCGGACTACTCGCACGCAACATCGGCCCATCCCGGATGATGTCATCCATCCTTCGCGCCGAAGTGCTCAAATTCATTCTATCCCCGAAAGCAGCAAGAACCGCGCACAACCGATGCACGACACTGGGGAACTTCTTCAGATACGCCAAGCGGGTCGGCTGGATCGGTAAAAACCCCATTGCTGATCTGCGAAAAGACGATCTGCCCAAACCCCAGCGCAAGCCGAAGCAAATACCGACGCCGACCCAGATCGCTGAAATCCTGCGCTTCGTGATGAGCGACCGGCCGCAATGCATCCCAAACATCGCAGTCCGAGCCTTCGCCGGCATCCGCACAGCAGAAGCTGACCGCATGACCTGGGACATGATCAAGACCAACGAAAAGCAGATCCGAATACCGGCCGAAATCTGTAAAACCGACGACGACTGGATCCTAAGCACCGATATGGGCCTGCCCCCCAATTTATGGGGGTGGCTGGATCTCACGACCGAGCAGACCGGCCCATTCGTCGCCCCCAGCAAACGATACTGGCGGCGCATCATTAAACACACGTCCTCGCTTGAGGGCGATCTGCACCTCCCGCTATGGCCGTTTAACGGCTTCCGGAGAGCATTCTGCACTTACCTCATGTCGATAGACGGCAATGCCAATCGTGTCGCAGCCCTAATGCGCCACCAGAGCCCCACCCGGCTCTACAATTCATATCTCTCCGCTTTAGTCCCGACGACTGTAGCTCAACAATTCCTAAAGATTACCCCACCAACGCCATGACATTTCCGCAATACTTCGACAAACTCCGCCTCGAGGTGGACCTACGACCAGCCGAGATCGCCCGACGAGCCGAGATCAGCAAGTCCACCCTCTCGAAAATGCAAAAGGGGCTTATTACGCCAAGCCTCAAGATGGTAGCCAAGATCCTAACCAAAGGGATGGGCATTGCAGAGGGAGACCGCCGCTACCTCGACGGGATCGCCATATGGAGCGCCGAACACGCATCGGACCGAGTGGAGGACAGTCGATCGCGCAAAGACATGGGGCGGCGGTTCAGCGCTGCTCGATCGACCGCAGACAAGGCACGCGCAAAGCTTCATGCCGACCTCGAAGCCCTCTCCAAAGGACTCACATCCAAACAAGCCCAGATCCTCTCCCAAGCCCTCGCAAATCCCGACGCAATCAAGGCGTGGCTACTGGGAGTTGACTCGTTCCTCCAAAAAAAACGTTGACTCTAGATCAACTCTTCTGCTCCTATCGCGCTGTCATAGCGAAAACGGTGCTGACTGCTAACACTTTTTTAGTTCTTGTGGACTTAAGATTCAGATGCCCGAGGCGCCGTTTTCGCTTCGGGTTTTCTGTTTTTACTCGATGCCGCCAACTATGCGGACAACCAGAACCGCAACCTGTGCAGCGTGCAGCGACAGCCACTGAGGTAAATACGGTGCCCGGACTGATTACACTAATACCATCCGGGCTTAATTCTACGTGCTCGCAAGAGCTGAGGACCGTAGCATTTGAGCACTCAGTCGGAGGTCCCTATCAGGCGGATTTGTCAAACGGCTCGCAACCGTAGCGGACTGGACCGGAGTGATTCAGACGGCAGGCGTAAATCCTGTGCCTCCGACTGAGCGCTCAAAACCCTGAACTGGACGTATGCCGGGGGCATTGCTACGGCGCGACTTCGATCGCTGGCAACCCACACGGATACCACAAACCCACAGGGCGTTTCCTGCCACCCACCCCGACAGGGTGAGGTGTCTCCAGCCGTTTCCAAATCCCCTATGGCAAGACCTGCCGCCGACCGTTCATCAACAAATCGATGATCGTGTCCATCCGCTGTTTAATCTCCCTGCGATCGTCGCGACTATCCGCCGCCAATCGCAACGCCCACGCCTCGTGCTTGTTTGCGGCATCGATAGGATAATACAGACGACTGACTTCATCGAGCGACTTACCAAGCACTAAAACATCGGCACTCAACGAAATATACTCCCCTCGACTTTTGACGATATCGTTCTCGTTAGAGTTAACCGTAAATAGCATCCACGACGAAAGCATCATCGCAATCACCGCTGCAGAACGCGTGAATAAATCGACCACATTGACCGTTTTTTGTTTTAGCTCTTCTTTGCGTTGTTGAGTCATTAGTTTGGTTGCCTTCCCATTTTTCGCCACTCGGCCATGATGCCCCACTTTTCAAATCCGGCGTTATTTAGAAAATAGAATCCCCCCTCCAACGGCGAGACGCCGTAATCCTTTTTTATTCGAGGCACAAACTCGTGCCCATATTCGTCAACCAAGGAGTTGTAGCGTGCCCGACCATTGGTGGTGATTGTCAGCCCCTGCTCGTCGACGGAGACGATGCCACTGGTAGGCTCGGCGCCATCGGCAGGATCAAAGCTGGCTAACTCTGCAGGAGCCACCAAATCAGGGATGACCGGGGAAGTCCCGCAGCCCGATAGGACCACGACAAAAAGAAGTGCTGAAAACGTTCTCATTCCGCCAAGTCCTTTCTGATCTGTTCGAGGTTTCGCTTCTTTGCGGAGGTCCGCACTGCATCCTTAATCGCAGCGTCCTGCTTGGCTTGAGCGTTGGCCTTCATCTCTGGCGTGTTGGCACGTTTGGCCGCAGCGTTTCGTCCGCCCAGGAAGGCGGCAAGAAAAGAGAATACTGCTTTGATCGTGCCCATTTTAACGCAGGATCAGATCATCGGGAATCCGAAGAAAAGGAGGTTCAGCAAGTCGCTCGGTCGCGGCGACGGGAGAAGAAGCCCGGTTGATTGCTTGAGCGATGGCGACAAGGGCCACCTTAAACGCGGGTTTTGTGTCCAAGGCACTAGATACGTTAATGGAATAAAACGACTGGTAGAGCCCCATGCCGGCCGCAAGCGAAGCCTCCGCGATCGCGTCGTAGCTGTCGGAGGTGTAGCGTTTGACCAGAGCGGCAATCGAGGTCGGATCACTCACTCCCGTGTCGGCGGCGATCAGGATAGCATCAGAGGCCGCAGCATAGTAGGCGCGATGGTCGGGATTTTTGGCAATGTCGGAAGCAACGGCAAGTTGCACAATACCGGATACGGCAGCAGAAATAAGCTCAACCTGCCGAACACGCTGCTCGGTCGTAGTCGGTTCATTGCCGGGGTTTGTGGCGCAACCAATCGGCCCCACTGAAAAAAAAGCGATGCACAAGGCAAGTAGGGCGATCGGAAAGGGGCCCTTCGGTTTTCGCTTATTCTCCCTAGCCAACTCAACCTCGTAGTCTTTGGCAATCGAGGTCGGCACGTTTTCGCCGTAAATGAGACCGCGGTAAAGACCACGCAACCCTCCACCATTGCGCGTCGATTTATATGCGCGACCAAGCATCGTAATCCAAAACAAGATACCGCCCCACGTGGAGAGAAACGAGATGGAAAAGACTTCAGAGGTAGATGGGAGTGCGTCGGGATTCATGGCTCAATATATCGGGCGTTAGGATTGCGCCAAACGTCGGGCTCATCGGTCTGCTCCACCGGAGTGACCGTCTGACATCCAGCGCAGGCGAGGGTGAGAAAAATGAAGATAAGGCGCTTTATCATCGCTCAACATCCCCAGGTTGCGGTTGCCCTTTCGGTGGGCGTTAAAATGGCAATGTCAGAGTCTCCCGGCTCCCAGAAGTAAAGCCGCCGACTCCCGTTGATTGCCCAATTCAGAAGATGCTTGCCGGACCGCATGCCGTTAGCTCGGGAAGGGAGCGAATAGAAAATCGTTGGGCCAATTGCGAGACCACCAAGGGGGATGCCAAGCCGTACTGACTTCAACCAGTTTCCCGTTCTGGCGTGATTCATCAGCCCCACGCCGTGATCGTCGCAATCACCGGCTTCGTCATCGGCCGGGTTTGTCTTACCAGCCATCGTGTGCACAGGAACCCGAACGGACTTCCCCCCTCCAATTCGCCGATTGGTCGTCAATTCATCAGGTAGCGTATCCATCCAAGCAGTCTGAATCTTCCGCACCGTCGCAACGCTCACCGTCTCGTAGTAAGCATCAAAAAACGTCCACCCCGGTGCCACACACGGCACTCCGCCCATGAGTAGGATCGATCTAAGTTCTGTTTGCGAGAGACGCATGGAGGTTAGAGCCTCGCGGCCGCACGGAACAGCGTGTCGAGATCATCGGAGGAAAGAGAGAGCATCAACCCAAGTGCAACGATCGTCGGGTCTGCCCGTTCGTAGGTTTGGGGCGTCTCGATGGCAGTAAGGTAGGCGTCCTTGGTGTCCGCGTTCGTGATCGCGTTTACAGCGGTCAGGACTTCAGTGCGTGATAAACCAAACTCGGCCTTGAGTGCTCGCCAAAGTTGGTAGGGCGTCACGCTGGCGGGCACCGCTGCGGGAGGATCCGGGGCGAGGATGGCGGCTACGATCTCGGCATCGGTGAGACCGGCAAATTCTCCGGTCTCAGCATCGGCAGTGAGCGGAGCAAATCGCGCAATATAGGTGCCGGAGCCAACGGCAAAACCATCGTCCCCAACCCAACCGAAGAAGATAACCCCTGCGCCGGGATCGATAGACGTGACCCTAGCAGATGGACTCGGCGCATCACTGCCGAGCTCGACGATTCGCGATTGCGATTGAGCGGAGAGGACAAGCGATAACGCCAGCCCAATGAGGATAAGATAAGTGATTCGCTTCATGGTTGGTTAGGGGTTAGGGGGATCCCGCGGTGTTGCTGCCGTAGATGGTGACCTCGATGCTGCCGGTGTAATTGGCGGTATCGGGATCGATGAGGAGGTCGAGGTTGGTCGCGCCGGTGCCGCCGGGAACGCGGCTCGCGAAGTCGGCCTGCGTGTAGATCGTTTTCCCGGTCGAGTAGCTCGCCACGGTCTTGTATTGGTCGGCATCGGCGGAGGTGCCGATAGTCCAACCGTCGCCGGAGCTGGCGGCGTCGGGCACGAGCGAAATCATGGTCGGAACAAAGCCCGCCTCAAACGCTTTGCCGCCGGTGAGGGATTGCGCGGTGTGATTGGTGCCGTCCCATGATAGCGTGTGACTGATGACGACCTCAGAGACTCCGAGCGCGACCATCGGAGTGATACCCAGCAAGCGGCGGGACATGCGGCCTAGACGGTCACCGGTAGCAAGGGCTGGCTGGTAGTATGGGTCGTCTATTAATCCCTCTTGCAAAAACACTACTTTATCAATTAACCAAACCGCGCTTGATGCCGCTCCAAAAACAGGGGCTGCATAGCCGGAGCTGCTAGTAATAATCCCAGACCACTCAAACTCAGTCCACCCGCTCGCGTCTCCAGATGCGACTGTTTTCAGGGATACGTAAGCGTTACCGAAATAGAGACTGCCCCCTGAAACGTGTTTTGCCGCAAAAGTAACTCTGCCATATTGACCGGGAGTCCATGGAGCCCCGAAGTTGTCGAGTCCGAAAGGCTCAGCCCTCAAATGGTTGTTCAGGGTTGAGGACAATGCACCCCCTCCGGTTAGCCTAAGAGAGTTAGCGCCAACGTAAGGATCGCTAGTTTCAGCTGATGTTGTGAGGTTCGCGCCGCCCCACCAATTGGCAAAAACGGAAGTCCCCTCGGAACCAGTCGTTTCAAATCCGCTATTCGCGATAGGATTTACCGCACTACCCGCCTTAGTCGCCCACGTCGGCAGCTCGCCGGTGGTGCCCCACGTTTCGGACTCGGCGCTGCTGAGTGCGCCGATGATGGCGCGGACGTAGGGATTGCGGCCCCCTGACCATTCATACCCCCATAGGTAATTGGTCGTTTCTAGAGCAGTTGGAATCCAGTTCGGAATTGCCCCACCGGTGCTGGGGTCAAAACTCCCTGTAACATCCACCCCATCGACCTCGATTCTGGGGCTCGTGGTGCTATTCCCTTCAGGGAAAACTATCGCCAATCGGAGTCCATTGCGACCCGAATAAGCCGTGCGGAAATCCCTGTAAATCACTCTGCGATAATTACTTCCCGACGACCCGTTTACTCTAATCTGCAAGTCTCCCGAGGTTGTAATATAAGCGTATGAGGCATTGCTGGTCCCGCTCCCGGTCGAGAAGTTAGGAGAAGTAGAGTCTCCGATGTAAATGACGCCAGAATTTGAAGATGGGTCAGATGTGCCTACGTCTATGACCGCGAGAAATGACATTGGTAAACCAGCCACGTCCCCAATCGCACCCGGCGTTAGGATCTCGCCACGGTTCGCCGTCGCCCCGTCGCTGATGCCGTAGCCTGCCATTTGCCGGGCGGCGAATTGCGACGACACACTGCCAACATCGAGGCCATTGACCGTCAGAGTCCCATCGACCGTCAGAGCCCGTCCTTCAGGGATTACCAAATCCTCTGTAATTTCATCATTGCCCGGACTCTTCTTGACCGTCTCCACTTGACCGAAGAGCAGTCCGGCTAAGAGTGCCCAAAGCACCAAATATTGTGTAATGATTTTCATAATAGTGTTTCCCTTTCCGTTAGCTGACCTGGAGCCAGACAAACTCATTCGTAGTCGTTGCATAGTCGTCTGGACGAATAATACCGCCTGCGACATTCTCTGCGGAATCGTCATCCGTTAGCTTCCAAGACGACAGCACAAAGTTTTGAACCACGAACCGAACAGAGTTCTCAGCAATCGCGCCTCCAGCAGTTGCCAGTCCATCTAGGGAGCCAGCTTCTCCGCCAGTTAAATCAGAAAGCGCAGCGCTCATGGCCCCGAAATCATCGGGAGCAATAGGGTCGCTGCCACCTGATGCATGCGTCGAAGCATGAGCTGCAGGGGCACCTCCTGAGCTAATCCCCGGTGAATATCCTAATCCTCCTTGTGATCTCATTTTATGGGTCTCCTTTTTTTAGTTGGTGAATCGAAGGTGGACGAAGCTAACGAACACCTGAGCATTATCGCCGTCAGTGCGTCGCACCGCTACCTCCGAAAGATTAGCGGAAAGTCCGAGCACCAATCCGGCTCCATTTGGTATCGGAACAGCGATTTCGCTATTGGCCGTCTTCACGTCAATCTCGGTGCCGGACCGGTTAATGATTTGAACCTCGTGCGCAAGAGCGTCCCCGAGATTAATGTAAGCATCACCAGTAGTAGTAGTCAGAACGCGACCGGTCGTTGAAATGTGTGGAATTGCGGATTTCATGATTTATTATATTACTGGTAAAACTGAGGCGCTCCTAGTATTTAATTAAAACGACCTGATGGAAACGTTAGTTGCGCTTGTGCGGACAATACTAATACGAATCGCATGTAATTCACGAAAGTTAATATCATACTGCTGAGTGACTCCAGTCCCTCCCGAAAGGCCAACTGAACGGTCTGAGCTTTTATTAACAAGGAGACAATCAATACTCTGGTAATCTGCAGTCAAACCCAAGCCGGCGATCAGATTCACGGCACTATCAGTCGTGTCCGCTCGATTTGATCCGTTCGGATCACGCTCAATGACTCCGGTGGCAAAATTAGCTGCGGAATACACTGCATTCCCTTCCGTAGAAATGACAGCAGCAGCAGCCCGAGGAGATACCTTTAACCGGCCCGTCTCAATGGTGTCGATCCGCTCATTATGATTAAAAAGCACCTGAGCAGCGCAAATCTCGAAGGTATTAAAAACTTTGCTCACCGAAAAAACCAACGAGCTCAGGAGGTGTTGCAAGTTGCGGAGGGGCGTGCGGGAGGAATTAAACGGAGATGTGCTCATGATGTAATGATTTTAGTAAATTAAAAATAGGCAGGCGTTCCCACCCGGGATATTTGGAGATGCATGTGAGGAGGGAGGCGGCTGGGAATACTTCGACCAGCCAGAGCGTCGCTCTCTGCCTTCGCAGGCGTCACCGCGTCCCAGCCCTTAAGACCCGACATGTGAGCGCCCACGATTTGGATAAACGCCTCAACGCAAGAATCAGGAATCGGCAAAACTCCATTTGCGGCAATATCGGCAAAAAGAGCACGACGCGGAAGATAGGATGCACGCACCCTAATCCGGTAGGCCCGATCGGGAACTGGCAGCAGGCGGATCGCGATCATGGGATCCAACCCTTGGCTGGTTCCCTGCTGCTCGATCCAGTAATAACGAGGACGCCCGACACTCGCCGTCACTCCCGCAATTTCCTGTTTATCAATCTGGCTCTGTTGCAAAAGCCGAAGCGGATGAGCTTGCGCCCCATCTAAGAGCACCGGGTCCGAGACCAGCCGCACAAAGGGGTAGTCGTCGCCAAAAATGAAATCGTGATAAAGTATCCCGGCCTCGGCCCCTGTCGCCCCAAGCCAAACGTCGCGAAACGCATTGATCGCCGCCACCCGGTGCCAAAGCGGATCCGCACTCGAAACAAAAGTCTTCCCAATGTCGGCAGTAGCAAAATCGTCCGCCGTCAATGTAGCAGATCCCTCTGTCGCATTCACCGTTTGATTGGCCGGCGCTTCCACTGAGAGCGACAATGGCTTGATCTTGTAACCCTCCGGCAGCAGCGAATACAGCTCCTGCATCCCCGCGTTCAGCCCTTCGAGAGCCTCCTGCGTCTCAGCCGCTGATAACGCCGAATATGCCCGAGATGAATACCGACGTGAGATACGTGAAAGTGCCTCAACAATAGTCATCGTTTAGCCTCCCTCTTCAAAGGTTTCTCTGGATCCGCAATCCCCAAGATCGCCATCGCCTGATCTGCATCAGCCTGAATCCGCACCTCAAGCTCCTCGCGGCTAAAATAGGACGAGCGAGTGATCGCCAGCCGCACCAATGGCAGCAAAAGAGACTCCACGTAGCCATCAGCAACCTGCACCGCATCGGTAGAGGTTAAATCAGCCGTCACGTAGACAGTAGGCTCAAGTATTCCGTCCACTATCACCGGCGAATGATTCGTAACCGCGCCAGAATCTGGCGTAGGAACGATCGACAGGATAATGTCATGCACGTCGTCGCCGGTCTGCCGCAAATCGTCCACAAAGTAGGCAATCGGCGCTGCGTTAGAAAGGGTCCGAACAGTTTGACCAAGGTAGATCAGACCAAACTCCTCCATCTCGCCCCGCGTATCAATCCGCCGCAAAGGGACACCCGCAGCAGAGATAACCGGACCAATCAGCGACTGCACCGAATCCTCCATCGTGTAGGTCCCCGTTCCCTCGATCAGCGTAACCGGAATGCGCTGCCGGGTAAAATACTCCGTGCCGGAGCGCCACAGCATCTGCTGCCCCCAGTTGATCGCCTGCAGCACATCCTGTAAAACATCCGCAGAGGCATCAGCATAAACGATTCCCAACTTACCCAGCGCATCATCGCGCAATTCAACCACGGTCATCATTTGGACGATCCTCCCCGCTTCTTCTTTTTCCGTGCTGGAGCGGGAACTACTGGAGTCAATATGGAGTCCATCGCCGCATGCTCCGACACAAGCGTTGCCAGGTTCTCCGCCAAAGCTCCGGCCTTATTGTAACCCTTCCACTTCTTCAGCGATCCCTCCAACTGTGAAACCGTATCCTGAGCCGCGCTCGTTGCGGCCACCTCTTGCGCCTCCTCGACCACCAAGGCAAACGGAGCCAGGTCCGAGTTGTTCGTGATCACAGCCTGTGACTCCCGATTAAACTCCTCCACTCCCAACTCCCGCCCCTGCCAAATATGGACATCCCTCACCGCATCATATCGAAACGACCGCACCGAATGTCCGTGCAGGTTCAACTTCTTACGAATGCAGATAATCAATTTCATTGTTCACCCAGAAAGCCGGCCTCGGGATTAACCAAGACCGGCTGAAACTAGCAGAGGCTTAACCTCAAGTGACCGTCGGAAGACCGAGACCCGCGTAGTTCAACGCGTGGCGAACCCGGATATAACCCGGAATCCGACCCAGCGTGTCCTTGCGCAACGCCTGCCCAAAGACCGAGCTGATGTAGCGATAATGAACAAAATCGCCGTTCTTCGACTCGCTGGAGCGTTTGTTCCGATACTTACCGTAACCACGCAGGGCTGCATTAGCCCCCATGATTACCGTATCACCGATAGGAACACCCTTTGCATTACAAGGGATGATCGTCGCACCAACCTCATGGACATCGGTGTGCTTGCCATTCCACACGCCGGCGTTCCAATCGACCTCACCAACGGTATCATTTCGGATACCCGCAGTGGCAGAACCGAGACGCTTCGACACCGTAATCTTGTTGCCGTTGTTACCCACGGTGAATGCATACATGCCGACCTTGCCATCTTGGTCTGAGCCAGAACCGCGAGGATTCACAATGAGGAAGTACTTCTCAACCGTGCTGGCCGTAAGCAAATCACCAGCCATCATCTCGAAGTCATGACCCTCAAAATACTTAAAGTAGAGAGGCGTAGTCAGCGCACCGTAGGTGATATTACCACCGCCCTTGACGTCAAAAGCCTCCGTGCCAGCCGTAATAGCAGCACCGAGAAACGCCTTGGGATTCCAAGGGGAACCCACAGCGCCAGCGCCATCGTGATCGATCGGATTGAACCGCTTGATGCGATTACCACGAACGTCCACGAAGCCACCATCGAAGACCGCATTGCTGTCACCACGGACACCGGCCTCGCGCAGAACCTGCTTGAAATCAGCATCGACCTCGAGACTGAACAACCCAGGAGTCGTGCCAGCCACGATGTAACGATAGATCGCGTTGCGACCCTTATCGTAACCCATGAGAGCCGGACGACCGCCCATCGGTTGGAGTTGCGCCTGAGCCGAGACAATCTCGTCCCAGTTTAGGCCATCGGCAGACACGATCTCAGCCTCCGCCATTCGTCCGCCACCGAATACCAAATTCGGCGAGAGACCACGCTCGCGAAAGAGCATCATCATCCGGGCGGACTTTTCACGGCCCATCCATCTGCCCAACTCAGCAGCCTGACCGCCACGCAGCTCGCCGCGCATGCCCATGACTTCCTCGGTCCGCTCAGTCATCGACGTAGCGTTACGTAAAAAATCCACAGACAGCGTGTAGCTGTTGATGCGATCAACCTCGTAGTCGGAAGTCTCTTCGAAAAGAGCGTCGCCACTTTTGCCCTCGCCGTAATAACCGGCGCGATTGGTGATGGTCATCGTCTGACCGGCACCCTTAGATGTGTCGTTTTTGATGAGGACGGGGGAGCCTTTGCCCTTACCCTCGAACTGATCGAAGAAATCCTCGGTCTGTTCGAACATATCCACGGTTTTCTGCCAAAGCTTCCGCACTGAACCGTCGTCCATTGTCGAAAGCGCGTCCCCAGTGTTGGGGGATACTTCACTATAAGCCATTTTTCTGATCTCCTTAAGTTAACTGCCGGAGTCAGCCTACTGATTAACTGGATCCGGGGGATTACCCCGTATCGATGCTGATACCCAATGCCTCCATAGCTCGCGCTAGGTCGGCAGGGCTCTTGATCGAATCCAGCGTCTGAGTAAGCTGATCCTTCCCATTAGATTGTGTGCTCGTCCGGGAACTTCCCGACGCGAGCTGAACTTTTTGGGCGGACTCAACTGGGGCGGATTTTTTGGCTTCTTTAGAAGGCGCTGCGGTCTTTTTGGACTTAGGCGCAATGCGCAACTCGGATGCCACCATTTGCGCGAGCTTCAGCGGCTTGTCAGGATCATTGAACAGCGGGTCGCCGTTCTCCTTCAAAGTCGCATCAATCTCACGCAAACGAACCATCGCTGCGCTCTTGGAATCTTTCAGAAAATCGTATAGCCCGTGGGCTTTTGCCGTAGCCGCATCAAACGACTCATCGTAAAGACGAGTCTCCGCCGACTGCTTCTGTGACGCTTTACCGTGCTCTTCTCGATCGATCACTATCAAGTGATCCCGCAGGTCGTCGATCTCTTGGTCTAGGCGGTCCGCCTTAGCCAAATCCAACTCCTCGGTCATCGCTTTGCTCCTTTCAGTACGCAGCTCCTTGATTTTGAGACGTGTGGCATCTGTGGTCGAGGGTAGGCCATCCGCCCGCTCTTCCTCCGTATCCTCGGCCTTCGAATCTTCGGTATTGCTACCTGAAGTTTCACGCCGCGCACGTTCGAGACACTCGTCAAGAGACATATCGCGATTGAACTTCTTCAGCTCAAGCGCTCGCTCCTCTACTGCATCACTCCCTCGGATCCTGAACTGCTTACGATGTGCGGAGGCGTCGCCTTCCGTTTCGTCTTCGTCTTCGTCTTCCTCGGGTTTCTCGGCACTATCGGAACCTTCCGGCTCCTCATCTTCCTTTTCTTCTAATTTTGCCGCCCCTTCGTTGGTTTCCGTTTCTTCCAATTGCTCGGTTTCTTCGGTCTCCTCCGTTTCAATAACATCAGTCGGCTTTTCTTTCGCTTCCCCCTGGGGGACTTCAATCCCTCCAGAATTCACGTCATCAAGCAAACTAAGGATATCGGCGGGGTTTTCCGCTGAGTCGAGTCGCGACGTAAAGTCGTTACCCTGTGCAACCTCTACCACCGTCGCCGCTGTATTATCATCGGTGCCGGTGTCTGTTTCGGGATCGGCGACAGCCTGATCTGAAGAAATTGCCATAGATTACTCGATATTCCTAAAGATGCCTGATCGTCAACGTTGATTTTTGTTCAACTTTCTATCACAACGGTTCACATGGCACTCGTTGATCGCAGAAACCGACCACCAATCGTGAATCGTCTCTACGGTGGACGACTACGAATCACCTACCGTTCAGACGTGATCAACAGCGTCGACACCAAGGCCGAGCTACTGGCCAGCGTGCTCCTCGAACCCAAGACTGCCGACAGTAAGCACACCGAGTGCCTCATTGTTTCCCAGGATTTAGCCGGCGGTGAACTCAACAAACCCAACACCCTGATCCAGGTATTCGAGACGTTGACCACAGCAATGGTCGATGAGATCCAGCCGATTACCGACACAGATGTAAACGCGAGAGAGTCCATTACTCGCACACTCATTGGTCAGCCCGACGTGGATATCTCCGCCATATCGATCGGCAGCATTTACAACTCATCATACGCCGCCACGCAGATCGTAAACCAATCTGACGAGTTTCGGCGCCAGCTAAAAGTAAAATACCTCGAGGTTGAACTCTCTGAAACCCAAATAGGGGGCGACCAACGAATCGACACGGAAAACGGACGAACTGCATTTGTCCGAACATTCGTGCAACTATCCGCCGCCACCTACGTTCCGGGCGACGTCGGTGACATTAGCACGATCGACTCGCTCAGTGTTGCCCTGTCCGACATAAAGAGCGAAACGTCCGGTGCAGTCCGCACCATCTCCCGAACATACATTACGGCCGGCAAACTCTCCGAAAGCACCAAAGACTCGAGCAACGGTAAGCTCATAGTAAAATCACTCGTTTTCTTCAACGAAATCCCATCAACGCCGTCCGGATTTACGCTCACCGATACCAGCGTAAAAAACCCCGATGGATCGCCAACATACTCATACCAATTTGCCAAAGGAGTCGGTCGCATCTCCACCAAAGAAAGCACCCGTCAAAAGGGGCAGGTCAAGATCACGTCGATCCAGTATCTCGGCGCCGACGATGCCACCACCCCGTCCGGCAACCTGATCGACAGCGACGTCACCGAAAAAGATGGTTACGTCCTCACCTCCCAAGCCTACGCTGAAATTGTCGGTACTGGATACTTGGTCAACGACGTCCAAACAAAGGAAGGCGGCAAACTCGTCATCTACAACCAAGTGCGTGTAGGGAGCCTGCCAGCAACTCCGACTCAAACGATCGGCGGCAGCGTCGTCTTGATCGACGAATCCACCAGAGAGGAAGACGGATACACGGTCTACAACCGGAAATGGGCTGAAGGTAACGGTCAAGTCTCCCAGGTCGACCAAACGCGCCGAGGTGGGGCTATACTGATCCGACGTATCCGGCATATTGTGGCGCTGGCTGCATCCAACCCGATTTCGACGCCTGCCGATTACACGGCGATTCGGGCTGACTACCAAGATCAAGACGGTATAAGGATATGGACTGCGGAATTCGTTAAAGGCACTGGCCTGATTTCGTCGGTTACCAGAGACGGTAAGATTCCTGGCACAAAGGTTGTCACGAATACGGCGTTTGGTGCGGCGAACGTCCCGAGCGGGGTATTGATTGGGAGCGAAGATCGCGAGGACGATGGATATATCGTCTACGTCCGGACAGCGATTCAGGGCACGCTCGTCGAAGAGAAATATACCTATACCGATTTAGTGAACGTGACGATTCCCGGCACGGTGAACCTTACGACCGAGAGCGTTCCTGATGGCACCGTAGCAATCGCGGAGGTCGTTCCGCCGTCATCGAAGCAAGTGCTGGCGACTGTCACCGTTGAAATCGTGACGACTCCACCGACGGCAGGGACCGCGGCCTACGACATCGGGCAAATATCCTGCGCCGTGACGTTTATCCGAACCGAAGAACTCTATGTCGGCACTCAAGTAATCGGTGCCGGCACTGCGAACACGATCTCCACGGAGATATACCGCACATTATCGAGCGTGAGGCAGGCCGAATACCGCGGTTGCTATCTTTCAGGAGGAGGATCGGCGACGGGAACGCAGGAATACGATACCACTGACTCCGAATCTGACACCTACACTAATACTATCACCACAAAGGCCAAAGGCACCGGCGCCACGTCCAACACCAGCTCGCAGTATGGCATCTTACGCCGCAACGTGCGTCCGGTGCTCACTGCGCTTGATGGCACGAACTACTTCGAGGTCGTAACGTGGGAACTGATTGAGCCCTAATCAATGAACGATCCAAGAGATCCATTCTATGAGTTCAGTAAGGACGGGGCTGGCGACTTCACCCCGACGGAAACCCCGCGCACGTATGAAATCTACCCTGAACGCCCCCCTGAATCCACGATTGGCGGCGGCGGCGGCGGCGGCGGCGGATATACCGCGGTTTCCCCATTTGATTTTTATCTAAACAGCGACGACGAAGAACTGAAATTTCACCCCGGCACCATAAATCAAGTGATTCCCTCTAACATATTTGCGACTCTCGCCCTCGCGGCGTCTGGAACCGAATACGTTGTTTTGAATGTCAATACATCAAGTGGGCGGATCACGTCAGCAAACATCACCATTGATTCCAGCGCGCCCGGTTCGCCTGGCATCTTACAGGGAGGCCCACCAACGTCTTTCAAGGTGCTGCTTGGAATTATCGTGAATCTAGTGGGTTATAAAACTATTGGCGCCCATTCCATCACCGCGACTCCGGTAGAGGCATACCGGTCTGACCAAGCAACTCCCGTATTTGGGCACTCCCCTTATGATATTTATTATACCTGGGTGATTGGCCCCGAACTAGCATGATAACGTGGCAAGAGCGCACCACGTATGCCTCACCAGCTATGTCGTTAACATGCGCTTATATATCAGGCGTAGGGAGCGTTTCGGCGACCGTATATAAAGAAGGATATACTAATAATCAAGATTACAACGTAAATTCTTCTTTTTCCGAAACGATAAGCAAATCCGATACTCACGAATTCGGATATAGCCCTAGACGTATGACCTACCAGTCATGGTCTACTCGGATAAAGCGTTATCGAACTCAAGATGCTAACGGTCGAACTTCCTACTCGTCTAGAAGCTTTTCATTAAGCCAATCGTCTGAGACGACATATACGACGTTAAGTGAAACGACCACAGGATGGCCTACTTCAACGTCTTACTCGGCGGAAACGAGTGTAACATCCACAGCCTCGAACAGTGGTGAAAATTCAGGGATAACCACCGCTTCACACGTATTGACCGCGTCGATGCGATCATCAAAAGCCACAACTATTAAGACTTCCGTGGTCGTGACGTATCTAAATAGCAGCGCAACCGTTCCTATTACAACTTTGTCAAATTCAGGAGGTGTATTATTTCCCGTCACCTCCTCCGCGTCCACTACCAGATCCTCAACTTCCACACAGAGCACCAGCGCGTCTACCCTTGGGACTGCGGTCACTACGGTAACCATAAATCCCAATTTAGGGATTGTTTATGCCAGTATCGTCGATCCGTTCCGCGAAGTTTTGATCCTCGCTCGCCCGACTGCAACCGGCACGGTATTGCTATCAGCGATCACGGAAACGACAACGGCGACCCGCGCAACAGGGAGCCCAAATACGTCATCAAACGCTTATGTGCTGGCGACCTATCCTTACACGTCAGACGCAGACGCAGGGACAGCGACCTATATATCGGTTAATTACGAAACAGTGACGGTCTCATTAGCGCTATCGCTTCGCGAAGCGACCATCACGAAAGGCTTATCGACAAATCCGTCGCATACTATAACGACCACGGCGGAAAGCTGGATTACTACCACGGATACGCAGAGATCGACAGGAACTGCTGAAGCCACCATGGATAAAACCATAAAGTGGTCGCGAGCTTTATGGATCCCATATATAATTCCCGTAGAAGTTTGGCCGCAGATTACCACAAGAACAACCTTTGCCACGTTCGGCTGGCCTCAAACCTTTACCTATTTCACTCACGATTCCAATATGGGAATCTCCAAGGTTACTTGTCATGGACGTGCGACTTCATACTCATACATCCAAGAGGAATACGACGACGAAGACAACGTAATCTCTACATTCACCACCAGAGAGATCGGAACTTTTGAAAATGTCATGTCCGTCGGGAGCGTGACCGGAATAACCACAGCAGTAATCGAGATACTTGTTTCGCCCAACGGCTTTCCAGCCACAGGTTCTCTTTCATTTGGTGCGAGTCGAACCGATATATTTGGTGAACGCCTCACCGCCAGATTAACCCTTAATGGGATAAATATGCCGATATGGCCACGGACCACTTTTCATAAAGGACTCGATGGTGCTTCCGTGATCTCCCAAGCAAACGGCTGGAAACCTCCCTCCGCTATTGAAGCGACCGACCCTCTTTATATTTCAATTTCAACGGCTACTACGAACACGACCCAAACCACCCCCCCATTGACAGCGTTTACTGGTGAGGATGCCGCCGCCGCAGTCCCGGTCCCGCCAGCGTTAAGTAATATTGCTATTACCGCCACGGCAAACCAACTGGCGCGCCCGTTCAAAGACATCGATGAATTGGATTTTACCGCAGGACTGGGCGGACAATACGCAGACTCCAATTATCACGTAATCGCAGCAAACCGTTCCGAAAGACTCTACCGTATAACAAGCCAAACGGGATCCACCACTGAGAGCACTACCTCCCTCCTCAAACCACAGCTAATTGCTTTCACAGGTAGCACTAGGAGTGCTCACGAAGCATGCGGCGGATTTGTCGATGTTGGTCCGCAATCATTTTCATCAGATTACGGTCATTATTACCCAGACTCACGACTGATCTACCTTCATACGACTCTAAATAACGCACTATAAATGAATCTTGCCATCACGATCTGCGCGACGAGCGCATACACCTATGCTATGATCCCCCAGCTACGCCGAGTTGCAGCTAACGTAAGGCATCTTGAGGGGGGGCACGTTGTCCTAGTCGGCGACGAGTCGCCCGAACTCGCCGCCGTAGCCGAGGCATATCGAAGCATAATGCCCGAGGGATGGCGCATACACTTAATCGCGATCCCTGGACTTACCGACGACCACGAAAACTACAAGACCAACGCGCAAATGCTAATAGCTCGTCTGCGCACAGAAGCATTTACCGCGGCACGGAAGCTGGGAGCAACCCACTGCTGGTCCCTAGACTCCGACGTGTTACCCCCACCCAATGCACTCAAGTGCTCGTTGCAAATGCTGGAGTTTGACGATGGTCACTACTCCGTGAGCACCTGCCCCTACAACAACGGCATGTATCTCGGTGGTCGGGGCACTCCGCAAAATCAAATCGCGGAAGACTTCGACGTCGATGAACGAAAACTCCCCTGGTATGCGGAACGTGCCATTGCAGAGGCTCGACGCAGGATCGCGAATCAATTCAAAACATACGAAGAAGCCCAGAAAGAATCCAAACGAATGATGCGGATCGAAAAGCGAATCAAAAACTACCCGACCAAGGGAAACGTCTGGACACTTAACGGAGAGCGATACCGTCGACGTGGCTGGCTTGAAAACGCCTACCCCGGCATAGGACTCGGTGCCGTAGTTCCCTCCGACTGGTGTGGGTTTGGTTGCACGCTAATGAACACCAAGGCGCTAGACCTCGCCCACTTTGAAGGATACACCGGCGCCGGAACAGAAGACCTGTATATCGTATGGAATCGCTGGTTTCCCGCCAACTGCCGGATAAACGTAATCACCCATTGCCCGTGCGACCACGTCATATGGGAAAAGAAAAAGGGAGGCAGCGAAAAGGAATACGTGCTCAACCATGCCTACCATGAACTAGAAGGAGAATGCATCGGGCATTTGAGGACGCGACACATCCCGTGGATCCCTGAAAACTAACCCATAGCCGGCCGCAACGCCAATGCCCGGTCAGTGCTTACAATCTTGCGCGTGTAGGTCCGGTATTCGGTCGCCATGCGCCGCGTAATTTCGCGTTGCTCAGGAGTCAGGGAATCGTCCTCCAGCACCGCCGTCTCCAGTTCCTTCTGCCGCTCGCGCAACCGATCCGAGAAGTAACCCGTAAACGCATCGCACTCCGTCAGCTTCGTGATTTCCCGCAACCGTCTGTCTTTCCGATCGTTCAGTTCATCAACGTCCATTATTTGTTGACTCTTAGGACACCCCGATTTTAGGTCAACTTATTTGATGCAGGGTAGATCAGTGGTAGATCACTGGCCTCATAAACCAGAAGTCGTCGGTTCGATTCCGTCCCCTGCTTCCAATTTATGCACTCGTAGCTCAAATGGTAGAGCGACGTTTTTGTATATCGTAGGTTGCGGGTTCGATTCCTGCCGGGTGCTCCAGTTTAGGAAGGTGAAGCAGTGGGGTAGGCCCGCGACTGGCTTTGAAACCCAGGTCTCGTTTAATCGGGTGGGGTTCGACTCCTCCTCCTTCCGCCAGTCTCCACTACAATCCAGAACCCCACAGATTATGAAAGATCGCAGCATAAAAGACCAAAAAACGCAGCCGGTTAACATCAACCCAGCGCCAGGAGACTCAATGGTGCCAGGCCATGCCTACACCGCCCTCAAGCAATGCTACGCCCGAGTGATCGCATCGCTCAAAATCAAACCCGAGCGCAAGTCCCTCGCCCAACTCACCGACGAAGCCGAGCACATCAGCAAAGCGGCATTTACGCTGTGCGACAGCACTGCCTCCACAATGGCCTACGTCGACGGCGCCATCGATGCCCTCAACTACGGCAAACCCGAGGACATCAAGCGCGCCAAATCTATGCTCGAAAGAGCCCGCCGAGACCTCGTTCTAAGCATGGAATCAGCTAACCACCTGCCGAAGGCTGATAAGATGAGTCCAACTGAGACGGAGCCGCCGAAGGCTTCGGACGAGTCACCATCTCCCTCTTAGGCTGCGGCCCCTTCCCACTGTTGATCGCCTGCTCGGGCGGCAACGGTGGCAAAGGCACAATCAGCTCGTCCACATTGATCTTCTGGTCGAGCGCCTTGATCATACCGCGGTAGTATTCGGCCACGTGCACCTGGACCAACGGATCCAGCATGTAAAACCGTTCAATGATTTCAGCAACCTGCGACATCTGCTGAAATTTCTGCTCTCCCTTGTAGCGCGTCATGAACATGGTCACATTCATATTCACATCGCTCACGTCAGCCGGGTCGATCGTCGCAGTAATCTGCTCTCGCCCCTCAAAGTAGCTGAATACCTCTGGCTTGTTCAGGTTAGCCAGAAGCACTAGAATCTCACTCTTGAGCACATCGGTAAGACCCGGCTCCAGGTCCGAAAGGAACGGCGCAAACAACTCCTCGCCGGCCTTCTCAATATTGCGGATCCCGGTAGCCAACTTCGCGGTATCCATGCCCAGAGCTGCCCCATCATTCGCATTCGTCACGCCCGACTCGTTCATCCCCATCTGCATGAAAAACTCGAGCATATCCTTGAGCGCCTCAAATTTTACGTCGTTCAGGTAAACAGACTGTAACACTTTGGTCACATCAACTCCCGGCACTGTCGTGTAGGACTGCCCCCAATTCAGGCAAAGGTTCGGATCGTCGCGCCCCTCTAGCACCTTCGAAGGATCCCAGAAATCAACTCGCCCTGCCTTCGATTGGCTCAGGTTCCACCGGTTCACCAGCAGATCCACGATCGTCTGGGTAGAGTCAAACATCTCCATGACGCCCTGCCCATACCAACGGTCGTCCACCTCGTTAACTCGCACCACCGCCACCGGCCGCAAGCCATCTGGTGACATATTCGCCACGTAATTATAATGCACAGGGAGCCGGTTCTTGCGATCAAGCAGCAGAACGATGTTCTCAAGTATGCCGTCCCCATTGGCATCATACCAAAGCATCACCTCGGCCATCTCCACGATAGGCTGACCGCCGCCGGAATATTCAGCATCGTCCTCCTCCTCCTCCTCGTCCCGATTACGAGCAGACCCACTCTTCGGCTCTGAGTTGTTATCGAGCATCGTCCGCATGGCGTCTACCGTGCGCTTCATCTGCTCGAAACGTTGGGTATCCGTGCCGCGGAATACCCCATGCTTTGCGTAAGTATCGACCAGATCCATGACTCTGCGGTCATACAAATGCGCGATGCAGTCCGCCTGCTGGAGATCAAAAGCATCGAGGGGAGCCAAGAAATCCTTGTAGTAGATTGGGAGCGATTCTGGACCCTCAAATATCACATGCCGCTTAGTTATTTTCTGATCGGTGTAAACCGGCGCCTCCGGTTCTTGCGTCACCCCATCACTACCCAACACCCGGAGCCCCGGAGTTTCCGTGTCGATCCAGTCCGCACGCTCCAAGATCATCTCCCCGTTAGCATCCAGGATAGCCTCACCCTCCGCGCCCACTAGAGCCTTGACCATCGTCTCATAGATTTGATCACGCGTCTGATAAGTGGTTTTGACCACGCACTCACCGAGTAGCATGGCACGCTTGACGATCCGCTCCTTGCCCCGTTTTGAACCTATCAGGTTCAGTTTCCACTTGGCATAACGATCGATCTGATCCGCCAACTCCCCATCCTCCATCCCCTCCGGCGTAGCATTAAACCAAGGATCGGTGGCAAAGAAATAGTTCTGAGCTCGAGCAATCATCTGACGGCAGATCCGGCGCGAGATCGGAACAACCAAGTTCGACTCCTCAAAGATATTCGGCGACGGCAATGAATACGGTCGCCAGTCCACCCGGTTCTCAAACAGTGCCTCAAAACGTGAACGTCGACCCATCCAGCTCTCGGCCGCGCCTTCTATTGAATTGGAGGAAACGCCCTCCCCCTTCCACCACTCGTCCTCAATGACGTCCGTGCGGCCCATCGCCTTTTCCATATCGTCGAGCCGGGTCATCGCATGATCCACCAGCGCAAGCTCCTGATCATAGGTGAGCTGAAGCACGGACGGGAAAGCAACGCGTGGCGTAAGTTGTCCAGTTGTGCTATCAACATGCGGGGGAGCCTCCACCCCGCTGATGCGATCCTGTAAAACTTCGAGTTGTCCGTGTTCTGCCATGATTTGTTCTCTCCCGTTAAACGTTGATTTTCAATCAATTTTGATCAGCAAAGCGATCCGCGCTAGTTCCAAAAAACATATCCCGGCGCACATTGGCTCGAGCTAAGGTAAATGCCCTACGAATTTTCTCCACATCCTGGGAGGTAGGACGGCTGACATTAAGCGAGACAGATTGCAGCAAACGAGCCGCCATCTTCCCTGAGCGTCGGCTATATTCCTCCAGCACCTTGCCGGACAAAGTGCGACGCTCCCCATTCACCGTGATAGATTTCTGCAGGTTGGATGGTGCCCACGACTGCGGATCGTCCGCCGTTTGCCGATAATTCAGCAAAAGCTGATCCACTCGATTCAACTCGGGGATTTTGCCCACCTCGATCGGCACCAGCATGCGCCATAACGACCCTCCTCGACGTTCAACCTCCTCGCCATACGGGTCGATTTTTGGAGACCCGGCCGGCCCATAGACATTCTGGACCACCTCGGCAAATAGTCCATGCTCCCGCTCGCGATAGACACCATCAAGCTGTCGAACTGGTTGACGAAAAAGGTTTGGTATCAGCGTCGATAACTGGGACGCAACAAAGCTCGTAAACCGAGACTCTCCTGACATGGCGCCTGCAAGGTCCGACCAACCCCGCAGAAAAGTCTTGGAATCCACCGAGTCACCCAAAGCAGACATGAACGCCCCAAACGACTCAAACCCAGACTCACCTGACTTCAAACGAGAGAGCATATCCACCCCAAGCCCCAGCATCGTCGCTAAAGGCTCAATCCGCGAATAACTGACCTGTGCGCCACCAAATCGAATGGCGTAAGGTGCCAGACCCACTCGTCGGTCGAGATTGCGCTGGGAAATCCGATCGCTCGGCAAAGACCCAGTGATCAAAAACTGCTTGTCCTCATCGTCGTCGTCTCCGGCTGCAGCCCCATAAAGTAAACCGGCCATCGACCAAGCAAGCACCTGCTCTACCGTGTGCTTGATCAGCAGAGGAGTCGGGTAGCTGACCGCCACTGGTCGCCCATCCTTGATGCGGTAAAGCCCAGCACTGCCTATCCTAGCAGCGAAAGCCACCGCGCCAACCGGCGACTGACGGATACCCTGCTGGAAGATGTTCCACGGCGTCCGAATAAACGGCATCACAAACCGCAAAGGCTTGATCCCACCCGGAACCTCCAACTCCCGCGCCTTCGACAGGTAGGTCATCCATTTACCCATCCGCGTCCCATCATGATCATCCTGAAAGGTCAACTCGTTCGCAAGCAGCAGCGCCTTACGCCAAGACTCCGACCCCGGCGTATCAATCTCCGCCTCAATAAACGAAACCAATGCCGCCCCCTTCTTTTTTGATGACTTACCCAAGCGGTATGCTTCCGCAGCCACGTGCGTCCGAGCGATCGCCGCCTTAAAGAACGCATCCGTCGCCATCAACAGCCGGCCAGGAAGACGCACAACCCGACCAGTCTTGCCCGGAATCGCCGCCTTGATCCCGCCTGCCTTATCGAAAACAGGGTTAATCTCAAGCTGACTATTCAGAATCGAACTGGTGTAAATATTCTGCTCGGTTGCCCACGTATTCACCGCAGCAGCCCATGCCCCGGCTAACGACTTATTCATCCCCTTGAGCATCCACTTAAACTCGCCGAGCTGTGGCGCCGTTGGATCCTTGACTGCCGCGTTAAGAATCGCCTCGCCCATGCGCTTCACCCCCATGTCCCAAACCGTGTTAAACGAGTTACCGACGACATTTGCACCCTGCGTCAAAGGACCGGACAAAATCGAATTGATCCAAAACTCAAACAGCATATCGAACGCGCCGCTGTCAGCTATCTGAATCGTTCTCGCGACCTGGGCCACCTGTGCCGGATCCGAAATATCGAACACCGGTGGAGCCATATCAGCATCCTCACCGAGCCCGAGCTGCGTGTTTCCAAAGTCGTCGGGACGTTGCCCATCAGCACCAGCAGGAAACTCGACGCTCCCCGGCTTTGCGTTGGCCGGAAACGGTGTCGCTTTGCGTTTAGGCTTTGCATTGCTTCTGCGCCGACGCTTTGCCTGCGCCTTTTCGGTCCGAATCACTGCCTCCTTGTTCTCGATCAGCCCCATCCGTGAGAGCATCAAATCGATTCTCTTCTGGCGCTCCGCTGCCGATAGCCCCCCAGACGTGCCAGATTTCAGGTCAGCCCGAGCAGAACCCAGCGTCGCAGCATCGAGCTTGTCCGGATCCAAAGCAGCGTCGCCGAGCGTTTCCAATCTTGCACGAGTAGCCGCAATAATCTCAGAGCGAACCTTGACCACCGCAGATACATTCTGATCCGTGCGACGGGCGACATCGGAATCCGACCAACCCCGTCGAATCAGGCCGACAACCCGTTTCTTTTTCGCATCGTAGCCGGCCTTGTTCATCGCCGAATCAACCAACTTGTTTCCACGCAGCTTCAAATACGCCTCACCATTGAAAATGTGATCGAGCGTGATACCCATCTTACGGAACGCCGCCTCAACCTTAGCCATGCGACCATCAACCGCCTTCTTAGCGATCTCCTGCTGGCTGGAACGTTGCATCGCTTCACCCAACTTCAGCCGCATATTGGCCAAGGTCTTATCCTGCCCAGGAGTGCCCGGTGCACCAACCACGGTCCCGAGCTTCGCAGCCTCCAGATCCGCAATCTTGTTGCGCAGACGATCGACCTCTCGCGCTTTGGCGGACGCCGACCACGAGTCAGAAAGGTTTTTGCGAACCGATGCCTTCGGTAGAAACAGCGACGACGCGATGAACTCCGAAAACCGTTCCTCGGGAGTTTTGTGGGGATCACGACGAGCAGCCAATGCTCGCCCCTGTTCGGTTCCAGTCACCCGATACGCGAGCACCACCGCCTGCGCGTCCTTCATCTTCTGGGCATCGCCACTCGATACAGCGTCCTGAACCAAGTCGTTGACGATCATCTGAGCCGCACGAGTCTGCACCGGATCATCGAACCCACGGCCATCGTTGGCGCGATCGATCAACTCCCTAACGTAGCCCACCCGGTCCTTGTCTAGCCGCTCCTGTGCCGCTTTGTCCCACATTTCGACCGTTTCACGCTCACGTCCAGGTTTCATGGCCTCGTCAACTGCGTCGACTACGCTACGAGATTCAGAATCCTCCGCAGGATTTGCCAAGTCAGGACGTCCCTG